ACTTGATGGAGTTCCCAGTTAGATAACCCCTGAATTGCTCGGCTGTGAGCTGCTGTTCTATGTAGTCTATGCACTCCAAAGCGCCTTGATTGTAGTGGACAGGCTCATTGACTGTATCGCTGAGCTCAACGGCGATAGCGTTGACTGTATCGGCGTGTCCAGGAACTACGTCATCGCCGTACACAGGCTGGTAAACCTTGTTACCTTCGCCCTTGCTCTTCTTCTTTACTGCATCCCAGTCTGCTGGTGTTGCATCATTCAGTCTCATGCTAAGTCTTCCTCCAATTCGTCTGCTTTGGCTTCAATTAAGTCTTGAAACCGCTCTACTAAATCTTCGCTGCTGATCTCCAGCACCTCCATCAAGGTTATTTCATCAATCATCTTCAGTCTGTTGCTAATATCAAGTAAGGTCAGAGACATCTTTCTTCTCCTTTTCCCAGGCGTCTACGATGCTTTGGAACTCCGCTAGGGTTAAGCCTATCCCGTCGTAGTCACCGTTGTGAATATGGATCATCCTTTTCCCCAGGAAAACCTCCAGCTCCGGTACGTGTATGATTCTCTTCATCTCCGCTTATTCCTTTCAGACGCTGTCTTTACTGCGTGGCATGGCCTACAAAGAATCTGCATGTCGCCTGGCTCACAGTATAACCGTTTAACGAAGCCAGGCAGGTCTTTAAAGCTATTCAGCCTACCTGCTGGTATGATGTGATCAACTTGTACTTCCTTGTCCTTGAACGCTTGGTCACAGTGTGCACAAGTATATAACCACTTGTGTCTCTTACCCGTCACTGCCTTCCTGTTAGCGCTCTTCACCTGCTGTTTAACCGGATACCGCTGGAACGCCTGCCGTAGCGCACTCCGTATGAACTGGAAGTATCTAGCTTTTGTCCATGTTCTACCGGCGTGTGTACGCGGCTTTAACTGTCCCATTCTAGGAAATCCTTAGTCTCCTCAGGAAACTGGAAGCTGTCAGCTAGTGATCGTCTAAGGTAAACCAACTGAGCATTTTCGTATGCCCTGGTGTATCCCAATTGATCAATGACAATCAGCGCCATATCCAGCTCATTCCGTGCACCGTCCAGCAGCTCTGCTGCCATAGCCTTCCCGCAACCCTCCATGCCCTTGATGTTGTCAACAACGTCGCCCATGATGATCTGCTTGTATAGGCTCCTAGTGGCATCAAGCGGCTCAGGCGATGTAGTAACGTCTTTCACCATGTCGTATCTATCACAGGCTATTTGATCAAAGTCTTTGTCCAGCGATACAATGACAGGATGATATCCTTCTTCCATCTCCCTGGTGGCGTTAGTTGCGATAGCGTCATCGGCTTCGATGCCGTCGTAGACCAGAGCTCCCCAAAAATCTACCATGTGCTGTCTAGCGGCTTCCAAATGAACAGGCTTGTCGCCTGTCCTGTTGCCTTTGTAAGGCGCAGTGACCGCCAGCTCGTGTCTAAAATTGCCGTTGCCTGTTAGGTATACATGATACTCTGACAGCTCAGGGAAGTGCTGCAGGACAGCCTTAACCATGTAGCTATTAAGTGTCCAGCTCACTGTCTTTGCTTCGCCTTCGTCCCCTATTGCACAGGCAATGCGATAGGCTATAATGTCTCCGTCTATGTGTAGCATTACTCTTCACCCCTGTTAGGTTTTCGCTCTATCCCGCCTCTTGCGAGGAAGATAAGCCAGGCTGTGGATAACCAGGTAAGCAGAGTAACGGGAATATCTGTGCCCGCTACCGTGTTAACTGACCATAAGGTAATAACGGGAATGGATATTAATACCATCCCCGCTAAGACCCAGAGCCCTAGAGTTAATAAAAGGGTATTCACTACAAAGCAGCTTCCAGGTCGAGGTCAGAGACAGTGGCGCTCTCGTACTCTTCCAAGTCTGTAATGATCAGCTTAATAAGGCTGGGGCTGCGTCCTTTCTTGCCGCTGAATTCCCAGTCAAAGTAAGAGATAGCCGCCTTCGCCTTACTACCATTGCCCACATTGCCCATGATTTCATCACCGTGCGTGTTGTACGCCTTGATGACATTCTGGGATTTGGCGGTAATGTAGCTACCCTGGTCGTCGTTCTTGTTGTTAACGTTAAGACCACGCTCTTCGAGGGCCGCTACTGCGCCGCTGGAGAGATTGCTAAGGTTCACCTGGTACTTACCAGACAGCTCATTACGATGCTGCAGGTTAGCCCAGTATAGGTCTGCGTTTATTACGATTGGTGTCTTCTTATCCATATATCTGTTCCCATTAAGTGTGTTAGTTAAAGAACGTGCATTATATCAAATTACAAAGACTGTGTCAACTGATTATTTCGACAGCCTCCTGGGTTTCAATCCAGACATGAGCACCGCACGGTAGGGGTGTCTCCTGTCGGTGCACTACCAGGCCGTTAGTGAACGCTACCTCATGACAGTTGATGGTAGACTTATAAGTCTTCACTGTCAGTGGAGGATTGTTCACTCCGTTCTTACGGTTGGCCTTAATGATATGCTGATTTACGTGTATAATTGTTTTCACTAATGCGTCTCCGCCCATGTATCTCCAATGTGGTAGTCACCTGCTAAGGGACATCGCATGTCAAATGCTTCGCCCGCCAGGGTAATAGCTCTGCATCCTAGTCTGCCTACCGCCACCGCCAAATGCCCCTCGCATTCTACTTGCCATTCGTCATGCACGTTAGCAACTATCTTGACATCTATGCCGTAGGATTCAAGCAGCCCGCTAAATATGACAGCCGCTTTCTTCATCACAATAGCGCCAGCACCTTGTAGTAGCGTGTTGAGCGCAGCGTGTTGATGCCGTACCCGTAGCCTACGCCCGTCCAAACCAGGCAGACTCTTGTGCTTCTCTGCTATCTCACTGACCAGCTCTCGTAACTCCCTAAGCGCCGGCGTACCGTCCAGGAACTTCTTTTTCAAGTTGCTACCTGCGCGTGATGAGCCGCCTACGATGCTGCCTATCTTCTCATTACCAGCGCCGTACAGGAAGGCATAGATAAATGTCTTCGCCTGGTCCCTGGTCGCTAACCCTGCAGCCTTCTGGTTCGCTGTATGTATGTCTCCCTCCAGTATCTCTTTCGTGTAGTCATCGTCCTTCATGTAGTGGGCCAACATACGCAGCTCTAACCCGCTAGCGTCGATGCCTACCAGCTTGTTACCATCTTCGACGGTCCAACACTCTCGGCACTCTTTCCCGTACAGCTTACCAGTGGCGGGCACCTGAGCAAGGTTAGGATGGCTATGGGTCATGCGACCCGTTACAGCGCCGTTACAGTTAACCCTACCGTGTACCCTGCCATCGTCTGCCACCGCCTCAAGCCACGAATTGATCTGTGACGTGCGCTTCTGCAGCGTTAGGAACTTCAATACCATCCTAGCCTCAGGCAGGTCGATCTCTCCCAGGCTTCCTTCGTCTACTATGATGTTCCCTTTCTCAGTCTTCGATGTCCATACAGCACCTATAGATTCGAGGCGCTTAGCTATCTGCTGGCGGCTACCAATGTTGAACACTTCGACATTATCCTTCAACGCCTTCCCAGTCTTCTCAGACACACGCTGCGTAACGATAGGCGGGAACTGTTCCTGCAGTACTGCCTCGATCTCCCGCATCTGTGCCGTCAGCTCTGCGTACAGGTTAGACGCGTGAGGTATGTCCAGCTTGAAGCCGTTAAAGCGCTGCTGTGCTAGTATGCTCTGCATCTCATGCTCTAACTGCCAGGAATCTGTGCTGAAGCTCTCCGCTGTCAGCGCTGCCATTAGATACTTACATGCCTTAGTATTAAGACGTGTGTCCTTCTCGCAATACTTCGCCATCTTGTTAATCCAGACTTCCTCAGTGTCGTCTACTGCTGGGCCGTCAAAGTCTTTGAAGTCTCCCTTAGGATAGCCAAACTGTGTACCGTATGACGCCAGACCATGCCCGCCAGCCCGCGAGGGATCATGTAGGCGGGACAGTAGCATACCGTCCACCTGCGCACGGTTAGATAGATCAATTCCCCACACCCTCTTAATAACAGGCAGGTCAAAGCCTATACCATTCCAGTGTGCTAGTTCATCTACATTAGCGAGCTCTGATATGAGCTCCTCCACTGTTCTACATTCAACAGTCTGGTCGGTATCCCAAAAATGTACCCACGCCATATGAATCTTGTTATGAGCATAGTTGGTTTCTATGTCTATCGATGCAGTTCTCATAAGTCTATCCCAATATCCTTTAAATTTTCTATGTATTCGTCTTCGACTAGATAAGAGTCTTGCGCGTTTAGGCATGTTATACAAGTGTCTAGTATGTTGCCGTCTTCGTCTCTATATGACAGCTCGTTATCTTCTAGTAATTCATTACAACATACACACTTCATAATGCTTGCTCCAAATCTACATTCTTGATCTCAGTAAGTCTACCAGTTGCCAGGCTATATTGCAACAGCCCTGCTACACCGGCTTCTCCGCTAAACCTATTCTTCAGTACACGTACGATGGTGCTGTTGCGTACCTGTTCATCCTCATGTTGTCTATCAGCCTCTAGTGCTATGCCTATGTTACTTAACTGCATTATAGCGCCGGAGCCCCTGGCTTCGCTGGCATGTACGCGCCCGCCTTCGTCGTGGCTAGTGGCACCGCTGCTAGGCTTGCGCAGGTGACAGATATTAATTAGCATGATGTCTGTTTCCTCTACCAGCTTGCGCAGCTCGTGCATAACCGAGTCGATAGCCTCGCGCTCGTTCACCTTACCTGAGGATACTAGACCGACCAGTATGCTTATATGGTCCAGGAGTAGCACCTTACAGTCTTGTGCCTTCGATAGATACTTCATTTGTCCGATGACACTTTCTACCGTGATGCGCCCCTCGTGCTTCAGGAACATGAACCGATCGGTAGATAACATTGCCTGGAACGCTTGTTCCTTATCTGCCTGACGTTGTTCCTGGGTGATGTCCTCAAGGCTCGGCTTCTCGCCAATACGTGACGGGTCTAACAGTATACCTCGCATCTGCGACACGGTAGGCAGGTGAAACACCTTCTGCGCTGATATGGACATCATACCCTGGGCTGCTACAGCGACCGACTCTTCTAATGAGAGCACTCCTATCTTGTGGTTGGTGCTGTCGTGTACCTGTCGCAGCATCTCCCTAACGAATGTCGATTTGCCTACGCCACTGCCCGCCATCACTGTCACTATCTCACCTGTGCGCATTCCATACACCTTGAGATTTAGACAGTCCCAGGGATAGCTAGCAAAAGGCATCTGGAGCGGGGACATCACTTCGTCGTATAGGTCCGATGACTTGACTATGCTGTCAGGCATGTAGGCCTCAGCTCGCCACCAATCGTTAATGTAAACGTGTCCCTTACCGGCTGTTAGGTAATCGCTGGCATCCTTAAACCCGTCAGTGTGTTTCATTATCTTAGCCTTGTCCGCAAACAATGCGGCAACATCTAAGGCTGCAGCTTGTCCAGCTTTGTCGGCGTCGAA